ATTTAACAAACACAAACAATGTTCGTCCTATGGGAGCGTTGATTAGTAATCAACTTAGTTTCAGAGGAGAAACTGGAGATCAAGTTTTAGAAACACCAACAATTACAAGTACGCAATCAAATGAAGATACAATGTTAGTTTCTGGTACAGGCGATTACTTTATTAATGGAACCAAGATAGAAACTAATAATATTCATAATACTGGTAACGATGCTTTTAGTTTTGGAAACACTGGCATTGGTTATTTAAGATTTATGGGCGACAGTGCATTTAAAATGCCAGCAGGTACAAATGCTGAACGTCCAGGATTACCAGAAGTTGGTGATACTAGATGGAACACAGATGAACAAATTATGGAATGTTTTGCTGGTATTGTTGAAGCAGTAACAGTAACAGGAACATTTACAGGATTAGCAGATGCGGCTAATATTGTTTCAGGAACTACTACTACAAACTCCGTATACGGAACTGATTTTAGTTGTAGAATGAACTTATTAGCAGAAACGGTAACAGTAGTTCAATTCTTATCGCAAGGAATTGGATATCAACAAGGCGACCAGATCGTAATTCCAGGAACTAGACTTCCGGGTGGTTCTAGTCCAGCTAACGATATCACTTTAACAGTAGGCGCACAGGCCAATGATGGCTACGCAGTAGCAACTGGTGGCGGTGCTGAAATTAGTGAATCACTAATGGAAGATTTAGGCGACGTATATAGCCTTATCCTCGGTTAATTAAGACAATTTGCTAAATACTACTGTTGATGCCGACCAAGCATCGATCTTTTACTGTGGTTAGCCCGCAATGTAAGGTGGCTAGAGGGACAGGATCCCCGTGAAAAGGAGAGCGTAATGGCAATTGGTCGTATTTCGGGTCCGCTCTTAAAGGCAAATCTCGTTAGAAACGGGGTTGATTTAGCTTTTGAGAACGACTTACTTTACATAGACGTAAACAATGCTCGTTTAGGAGTAAACAACTCTTCTCCCACCACGGATATCGATGTTGTAGGTACAACAAGATCAACAACACTCACAGTAGACAATCAACTAGATGTAGGAAATTTAAGCATTACTGGTAACACTATTTCCAGTTCGCTTGATACCATTTCATTTGCACCTTCAGGTTCAGATCCAGTAATTTATAATTCTAAGTTACAAGTAGATGATTTGCAACTTACAGGTAACACAATTTCAACAACAGTTTCTAACACTAATTTAGAACTCCGTCCTAATGGCGCAGGCACATTAGAAGTTGTAGGTAATACAAATATTACTGGCGACTTGTATGTTTCTGGTAACATTAACACAGGTGGTGATATTACCATTGGTGGTAACATTGTTATTGGTGACGCAGATACAGACACTATTGAGTTCAATGCTTCGATTGCAAGTGATCTTATTCCAGAGACTGACAACACATATACGTTAGGTAACGCCACAACAAGATGGAAAGAAATCCATGTTGCTGATTTATATACAACAACATTAAATCTTCCAACACTTGACATTGGTGACTTAACATTTAGAGATAGCACAATTACAGCAGCAACTGGTACTGACTTTACTATTGAAGGTAATGGAACTGGTGGCGCTAGATTAGGTAACTTTAGATTTTCAGGAAACACAATTACTAACGTACAACCAGGTGGTATTACACAGATTGTACAGAGCGGAACAGGTTATTTTAAAATTGATACCAACAACGGTTTTGTTCCACCAAGAGGTAATGACGCACAACGTCCAACTTCATATGCAGTTGCAGGTATGACAAGATACAATACAGATGCAAAAGCAATTGAAATATGGACAGGTACTGCATGGGCAAGTCCAGCAGGTGCATCAGGTGCGGTATCAGAAATTCAAGCAAACACAATTGCATCATCATATGCATTGATGTTAGGATAAAGGAAATAGTATGCCAACAGTATTTAAACAGAGCGTAGTAACAGATATTGGAACAACACCTACTGATGTATTACAAATTCAAGAAGGTGTTAAAGCAACTGTAGTAGGTTGTAACCTTGCAAACAATTCAGATTACGATACAGTTGTAGTTGATGTACAAGTTGTTGACGAAAATTCAACAGTTGGTAACTATGCAAGATCAGTACCGATACCACCGGGTTCGAGTGCTAAAGTAATTACGCAAGGCGAAAGATTAATATTGCCAGCAACGGCTGGTTTAAGAATAACAAGTGATACGGAATCAAGTGTTGATGCAACAGTTAGTTTCGTAGAGATATCATAGGGAGGTATAGAAAATGGCAAATCCATATTATTTCGGACAAAGCCCAGATGAATCACTAGGTGATAGCCCTAGATATTTTTATGCACTAAGAAGAAACGAAGATGGTGAATTATATCTTCTAAGAAGTGATCAGTTGAAAGACAAAGACTCAATTGATATTAACTTGCCAGGTCCGCCAGAAGAAACTTTTGAGGACTTAGAACCAGGTGTTGACTTCTTTGATGGTATTAATGTTAACCATATTAAAGATAAACAGAATATGTATTGGACTCAATATAAGTGGGACCAAAGAAGCATATTGTATTATGTAGACGGAGAAGGTATGTTAGTTCAACGAATTAATCAGAACTATGCTTATCCAAACGGAACATCAAGTTAGGAGTAACTAAATGGCAGAGTTTAAGATAAGTCGAATTAGATATACATGGAAAGGCCCATGGACAACTTCTACTGCATACATCATTGATGATGTTGTACAGTACGGAGGCAGTGTATATATTGCGCTTAGAGGACACACATCAGCAACATTTAAAGATGATGTAGATTATACACCACCTGGTGATACTATTGCACAACCAGCATGGAAGAAAATGTCCGATGGTAGAGCATTTAGAGGTGCTTGGGCTGCCGCAACGACTTACTATAACGGAGACATTGTAGATGACGGTGGTACACTTTGGATAGTTGCAACAGGACACACGTCAACAGCAGATTTTAACGCAGATATTGCTAATTGGGCAGTGTATGTTCCAGGAGCAGACTGGGGCAGCGATTGGGCAGTTGCAACTAGATATGGTGTAGGTGATGTTGTTAACTACGGTGGTATTGTTTACAAATGTTCTACTGCACACACTTCAGCAGCAACAACAGCATTAGGTTTAGAAGACGATCAATTTAAATGGACAACTTATTACTATGGTAAAACTTACAAAGGTGAATTTGCTAATGCTACTAGATACAGAGCGCAGGACCTTGTTAAGTATGGTGGATCACTTTTAAGAGTTTTAACAGGACACACATCAACAACTAATATTACTGCTTCAAACTTTGTTCTAGAAGTACCAGGACGTAAAATTCAAGGTCAGTGGACAGGATCAACATATTATGCAATTGGTGATGTTGTACAACACGGCGGATATGTTTACCAATCACAAACAAACAATTATGCACGTAACCCAGGTGATTCAATTTATCAACCGACAGAGGTTGATTGGGCAGTTATTTCAAAAGGTATTAATCTTGCAGGTGCATGGGCAACGGGAACACAATATAAAACAGGTGATGTAGTTGAAAGAGGCGGATCGATTTATGTTGCAACATTAAACAGTACCGATGATGGAAGTTCATTAGACTATCTTGATGCAGGTAACTGGGAGTTAATTGTTCAAGGTCAATCATGGAAAAATTCTTGGACTATTACAACAGTATATGCAGTAGGTGATGTAATCACTTACAGAGGTAGTGTATACAAAGCGAATGTAGAACACACAGCAAGTGCTGAAAACTTTCCAGGAGATAACGGTAGTGGATTTGCATACTGGGATCTTTTAATGGCAGGTGCAGAAAATGTTGGACTTGTTAACCCAGGAGATTTATTAACATTTGGTTTAAGCAGAACTATTGCTGGAGACGGATCTACACTAGGTGCTACTAATGTTCCGATCGATACAGCAGAAAAACTTTTACAGGTCGGACCAAACGACACTATTGAATATGATAATTGGGGTAAAAGTGCAAGGTTCATTTATGTTGATCCAATTATTGGTGTAGACGATAGATCAAATGCTAACGCAGGTATTGATCCTTTCAAACCAGTTAAGACAATCAGATACGCAGCAGAAATAGCTGACGACGGTGTAGATGCACATAACACAATACAATTAACAACAGGCTTGTTTGAAGAAATACTTCCAATCAGTTTGCCTGCTAAAACAGTTGTGCTTGGCGATGAAATTAGATCATCTAAAATTAAACCAAAATTAGCAATTGCTGCTATGGCAGGTGATGCTGTATACAGAATTGCTGTATCAACACACTTACAAGGTGTTATTAGACACATTTTAGAAGGAACATCGTTTACAAAACAATCAGGAAATACTGCTGATGTTACAGTAATTACAGATGCTATTCCAACAGGAACATTTAATCCAGGACCTCCAACAGGCGACGGACTAGAAATTATTAACTATGTTCAAGTTACTTCAGATTCAGTTGCAGCAAACTTAGTTGACAACGGATTATCAGATTATAATCAGTATATTAACTTCCATGTACAAAGTACAGGAACTGATCCTGTTGTTAGTGGTACAAATGCTATTACAGATCAAACAAATAGATTAAATGCTGCAAGAATGATTCTTGCAAACAAAGACTTCTTAATGAAAGAAGCAACATCATATCTTGATAATACGTTTAGTGATTATGCATACGATAGTGCAATTTATAACGATGATATGCACAGAATTTGTAATGCACTTGCATACGATTTACAGTATGAAGGAAACTATAGAATTTTAAGAGAAGGTAAGTTCTACAACAGCATGGTAATTGGTAGCCAGACAACAGATATGTTTTATGTTAGAGATGCATGTGGAGTTAGACAGTGTACGCTTGACGGTTTAACAGGTACACTTAATCCACCAAACGTTTTTGAACAATATCAAAGACCAACTGGTCCTAATTATGTTTCACTTGATCCAGGTTGGGGTACAGCAGATACTAAAGTTTGGATTACAACACGTTCTCCATATATACAAGGTGTATCTACATTTGGTAACAATTGTACAGGACAAAAAATTGATGGCTCACTACACGCAGGTGGTAACAAATCAATTGTGTCCAACGACTTCACGCAGGTAATTAGTGATGGTATTGGTGCTCACGTTCTTAACAATGGTAGAGCAGAACTTGTATCAGTGTTTACATATTATGCACAGGTAGGATACCTAGCAGAAAATGGTGGAATTATACGTGCTACTAATGGTAACTGTTCATATGGTTACATTGGTGCGTTAGCAGACGGTACAGACCCAACTGAAACACCAATTACTGCTACAATTAATAACAGACAAGAAGAAGCACAGGTTGTGTCAGCATTTGCTGGAGAAGTAAATGATGAGATTCTTGCATTAGAATTTAAAAACTGTGGACAAAATTATACATCAGCAAACTATACATTTGTTGGTTCAGGTGCAAACGCAGCAGTACTTCAAGAAGAAACTAGAGATGATGCTATGTTTGAAGCAAGGATTGTTACAGGTGAATCATCAGCAGCAGCAGGCGGCGGCGGATTTACACTTATTGGTAACAATGCTCAAACTGGTGATACAACAACTGTTACTATTGCTACTAACGATGAAAATGAAGAAGCAAACTTATTAGGTTTAAGAATTATTTTAACATCAGGACCTGGTACAGGACAGTATGGTTATGTACATGCTTATAACAGTACTTCAAAAGTTGTAACAGTTTACAAGGAGTCTAGTGGTACACCAGGTTGGGATCATGTAGTTCCAGGTAAACCAATTCTAGAGCAATTGTTAACAGGAACAACTTATAGATTTGAACCAAGGGTTGTATTTGATGCACCTCCGTTTTCACATGCAGTGTCTACACTTGATGCTGGTACAACATGGGGTGATGTAGTTTATGGTGAAACATCAGGTGTGTTTACATCTATTAGTGCAACAGGAACAGGAACAGGTACAACAGTAGGAGTACCAGCTGCTAACCCAACATTTGATATTGTAAAACTTGGCAAAGACTACACAGTTACATTAAGACAAGGTGGTGCTGGATATGCAGTAGGCGATACCCTTACAATTTTAGGTAGTAGCTTGGGTGCAGGCACTGATAATAATATTACAATTACAGTACATAGTGTAACTGACGATAGTACAAATAGTATTGTTACATTTGAACACTCAGGTTTTGCACAAAGTGGTAGATTTGTAGCAGTTGCAAACACAGGTACAACTGTTAACTACTCTCTTAACGGAACAACATGGGCAACTTCAAACTTACCATCCTCAGGCGTGTGGAAATCAGCAGCAGCAGGTAACGGAAAGTTTGTTGCAATTAAAGATTCAGCAGCAGTAGGTGCATATAGTTCAAATGGTAATCAATGGACAGCATTCAGTTTACCAGCAAATACTAATTGGACAGATGTTGCATACGGTAATCCAATATATGATGAAGTAGAATCAAACGTATTTGTTGCAGTTGCAAGTGCAGGAAACAATGCAGCGATATCAACTAACGGCGGCGCAACTTGGTCAGCAGCTAACTTTCCAGCAGCAGGCGACTCAACTATTAACGAATGGGTGAGTGTAACTTATGGTTCAGGAAAATTTGTTGCAATTGCAAATAGTAATAACTTAGCAGCAATAGGAACATGGAACGGTACAACTATTACTTGGGCAACTTATATCATGGACGTTGTTGCAGACAGTACGCAAAAAGATTGGAACCGTGTTGCATTTGGTAATAATAGATTTGTTGCTATGTCAGACACTGGCGATATTGGTTATTCATTCGATGGAGAAACTTGGTATCCAGCAACTATGCCATTAATAGATGGTTCAACAATATTACAATGGAACGATCTAAAATATGGTCAAGGTGTGTTTATGGCACTTTACGATACAGCAGGTAGAACTATTTCAGGAGATGTAACATCAGGACCGGTACAATACATTTACACATCACCAGACGGAATACATTGGACCGAGAGAGACATTGGACAAATTGGAAACTGGAACAGATGTGCATTTGGTAATCCAGACGCAGATGCTACAGATGGTTTAGATAATAGAAAAGGTAGATGGGTAGTATTAGACCGTGATGTTAAATTTACTCACAAAGTTGTTTACACAGGTGCTACAATTAAAGGTAGAGCAGATGTAACTGCTGGTTCAATTGGAGTTGTAAAACTTTGGGATCCAGGTTCAGGTTATGATCCTGTTAATACTCCAGTTGGGTTTACAGTTATTGATCCTAACAATACTGGTGAACTTGAAATGGATATGACAAGATTTGCAGACGGTGTGTTAGCACAGCCAAGTTGGACTAACAGAGGTACTGCATACAAAACAAGTACAACTACTGTTACTGTAACAGGTGATGGTTTTGCAGATATTATTCCTGTAGGTAAGTTTATAACAGTTTCTGGAATGCCAGTTGTTATTGGTCCAGGTGCGCAGTTAAGACTTAACGGAAATCCAGAACTTTATACAGTTGTTGTTATTGAACAAGAAAGTGTTGATACTGGCGGAACCTTTACTCTAAGATTTAGAGTAAGTCCTGAACTTAAAATTGAGGACGATCCAACAACAGATCATGGTAATGGCGTAACAATTAACACTAGATATTCACAATGTAGAATTTCAAACCACGACTTCCTAGATATTGGTACAGGTAACTTTACACAAACTAACTATCCGGGATTATATACACAAAATTATATTTCTTATCCAGAGAATGAGGTACAAGAATTAAATGGTGGTAGAGTGTTCTACTCAAGTACAGACCAATCAGGTAACTTTAGGGTTGGTGAATTGTTTGCTGTTGAACAGTCTACAGGTATTGTTACTATTAGTGCTGACTTCTTTGACTTAGCAGGTCTTACAGAACTTGCACTAGGTGGAATTAGAGTTGGTGGTACTGGTACAGTTATTAGAGAGTTCTCAACAGATCCGTTGTTTATTGCAGATTCAAACAACATTATTCCTACACAGAGAGCAATTAAAGCGTACTTAACAAATAGACTTAACGTTGGTGGAGCAGACTTGTTAACAGCGAGCTTTATCGCAGGTACAGTTAAGATAGGTCCTGATGAGATTGGTAATACAGCAGGACAAGCAGTTAACATCCCAGTGATGTTTGAATTACAAGGTCCGAAAGCGGGCATTGGTGGAAGTTATCTAGCTCAAGCTATGTTTTATCGAAGCTTTGAGCATAAGGGTATTAGGACTGATTAATATGAGACTAATATTAGAAGATAACAAATTAATGGTAAATACAATGGAACACTATGGAGTAGATAAACATGGCAGAGTTTAAATTAGGTAGAATTAGATTTGTATGGAAAGGCGATTGGGCCGCTCCTACAGTCTACTACAAAGACGATGTAGTAAGATATGGCGGTAAAACGTTTATCTGTACTACAGGACATACAAGTGACGCAGATTTTTATGTAGACTTGAACGTAAGTCCTTCAAGATGGAACCAGATGACAGACGGTCAGGACTGGAAGGGCGATTGGGCTACATCAACTTATTACAAAACAAATGACTTAGTTAAGTACGGTGGACAGATTTATATTTGTTCTACTCCGCATACATCTGCCGCTACTGCTTCATTAGGTCTTGAGAATGATATTGCTAAATGGACTGCTTACGCTGAAGGTTTTGACTGGAAGAGTGATTGGGCAGTTGCAACTAGATACAAAATTAACGATTTAGTTAGATATGGTGCAACAACTTATGTTGCAAACGAAGGTCATACATCTGCTGCTACTGCCAGCGACGGATTAGAAAATGATCAATCTAAATGGGATATATTTAACCAAGGAATAGAATATAAAGCTGCTTGGACAGGAAATACAAGATACAAATATAATGATGTTGTTAAGCAAGGTGCTGGTACATATATTTGTACTACACAGCATACTTCAAATGCAACAACTTTTGCAACTGACGCAGCAAACTGGACACAGTTTATTGAAGGCTTTGAATATGAAAATGCTTGGAGCGGCTCGACAGTATACCAACCAGGTGATGTTGTATCATACGGTGGTAACCAATACGTAGCAAAAGTATATCATTCAGGTTCAACTAATCCTTCAACTGATACTACAAACTTTGCATTATTTGGTAAAGGTTTTGACTTCCAGAATAACTGGAGCAACGCAACAGATTATAAAGTTGGTCAAGTTGTAGCAGTTAAAGGACAATCATATGTTGCTACAGTTGATTCACCAAGTAACGACTTTACAATAACAGCATCAAGTAACTCAACAAACAAATTTACAACAGCATCCACAACAGGAATGGCTGTTGGTATGTCAATATACTTTAGCGGTGCTGTTTATGGTAACGTTAACGAAGGTGCAACATACTACATTAAGACAGTTGATGATGCAACAACATTTACAATTTCAATCGCACATGGCGGAACAGTATTTACACCAACTCTAGGTACAGGGTCAATGACTGCAAGAGTTGCAGCTCATCCAATTGAACCTAATTACTGGAGCAAACTATCAAGTGGTTTTTACTGGGCAGGCACATGGGCTGACGACTATGAATATGATGTAGGCGATTGTGTTAAGTTCGGCGACAACTCATATGTGTGTATTAACAAACACAGATCAGAAGGCGATGACGGATCAACAATTGGTGCAGCTGGTGGTGGTGCAGACAACAGTCGTCCAGACCAAGACACAACAGGTACTTACTGGAACCAAATGATTACAGGTAGTGAAACTTCACTACTAACAACAAAAGGTGATTTGGTTTACTACGGTGGTGCTGGTGTTGCTAGACTTCCAATTGGTGTAGAAGGACAAGTTTTACAAGCTGGAGCAAACTATCCAGAATGGCGTTCAATGGGTGCAAACGATTACGTTTACTACGTTGCTCCACATGGACAAGATAATCCATATCCAGTGCATGGTGCAACATTAGATAAACCATTTGCATCAGTTAGATATGCTTGTGAAGCAGTATTAAACGGTCCAAGACATCCAGAAGCAAGACACTTAATTGAAATGAACAAAGCGTTTATTCAACGTGAAGTTACAGAATGGATTACATATCAAATTGCAAATGCTGCAAGTGGTAGCATTTGGGAAAACTTTGATTATGCGGATGATGACTGTCACAGAGATATGGGACTAGTATTAGACGCTATGGTCTATGACATGTGTCATGGTGGTAACAAGAGATCAAGAGGTGCTGCGAATGCATTTGTTGGAGCTCTTTTTGAAGCACCTTACAACACAGGTCCATACTCAAACTTAACAACAGAAGCAGCAAACTCAGCAGAAGCATATGCATATATGTCAACATTGGTTGATCATGTATTAGCACAAACTGATCCAACAACTAATTACCAAACTACAAACGGTGATAATTCAACTGCTGTTGTTTCACAATATAAAACATCAACATTGATTGCAGAACCAACTTCAAGTGCTGTACTTGCAGCAGGTTTAAAAATCATTACTGATGCAATTGCAGCAGGTAATGCAGATAATATTCCTGCAAGATATGTTCCACAGAACACAATTAAAATTAAAACAGGACAGTACAGAGAAATTGGACCAATTATTGTTCCAGAAAATACTGTTGTGCTTGGTGAAGAAGTTAGATCCACAAACGTTGGACCTTCAGGACCAATTACAAATATGACTGATGCAAAATATACAATTGCTGCATTAGGACGTTTAGAAGGCGTTATTGGTGATATTATTAAAGGTGCAAGTGTAACTAAAACTTCAACTAACGCTTTTGCACAAGACATTGCTGTTCCTTTTGCTGACACAGTAGAAGAAACACATGTTGAACGTTTAATTAGATCAATGCAAAAACAAATCGACTATAGAGTCGGTGAATTTGAATTAAGAAACAGTACTGATCCTACAGGATACAACGCTGCATATTTAAATGGTTACGGTGATGCAAGAGCTAGACTTAGAGAAAACAAAAAATTCTTTAAAGAAGAAGTAGTTGCATTTATTACTGCTAACTATCCAAATGTAAAACACAGTAAAATGAAATGTCGTCAAGACGTAGGTTATATTGTTGACTCTGTTTGTTACGACTTAACTTATGGTGGTAAGAGCATGTCAAGGATTGCTGCTTTAGCATACTTAGACGATGGAGTAGGCGTAGGTGTAGTAGAAGGCGGAGCAACTGTTGCAGCATATAACAAATTAAAAGCAATAATGCAAGATGCTTCAACTAATACTACTATTACAGCATTACAAAGTGTTGTACCTCAAGTAAGAGGAACAGCAGGTAGTGCAGCAGCTTCAACATTTATTGGTGAAGCACTTGATATTATTACAGCAGTAATTGGTGATCCAAATGATCAACCAAATATTGTAATTACAGCAGCATCAAGTAATACACTTACATCTGCTAACCACGGTTTACAGGTTGGCGATTCAATTGCAATGAGAACTACATACGGTACAGGTAGTGGCGCTTTATATAAAACACGTACATACTGGATTAAAACTGCACCAGATGCAAACACATTTACATTGTCTGCAACATTTGGTGGTAGTACACAAACAGTTACAGACGGAACAAGTTTAACAGTTATAGCAAACGCTACAAACTTCCCTGCACTAACGAACGGTGTAAGTAGTACAACAGCATTGATCAACGCTGTAACGACCTTAGACGCAGCGCAAGAGACCGTTATAACAGGAGTTATCAATCACTTAAATCCAGGTAATTACCATACTGATTATAGAGTACAAGCTGTACCGTCAACAACAAGAATTGAAACTTATGTTGGTACAAGTGCATATACTCACACATATGTAAGTGGTGGTATTGTTACTAAAGGTGACGGAACTGTATTAAACATCACAGCAGTTACATATAATAACAGCACAGGTGTAATGGATATTACTGTAGACGCAGCACACGGTTTAGCAATTGAAGATACATTTACACTAGCAAATATTGTGTTTAATTGCTTCAATGGCGATCATGTATATCCGAATGCTTTTAAGTCAGACGGAACAACAGCAAAAGTATTATACAACCAAACTAAGTGTTTACGTGATACAAGAATGATCATGGAAGCAGTTATGTTTGACTTTGCTACAAACAGCAACGAACAAACAATGAGAGCTGCACTTTCATACTTGAGAGCAACAGCTAAAGATGTTTATAACTTAGATCAGAAAGCAACTACAAGAAGTGCTTTTGAATATGTAAGAACACAAGCAATAGCAAACGTAGGCGGAGACGCTACAGCAATTGCACGTATTAATACATTAATGCAAGACTTAGATGACGTAGTTTACAGTGGTTCAAATGAAGGATCTCCGTGTGTTTCTGAAGTAAGAAATGCACACTATGCAATTTTACAAATTGAAAGAAACAGAAACTTTATTATTGGTGAATCTACAGCATGGGTACAAGACACATACAAAGATACTTGTACAGCAACAGCAGCATCAGATGATTCTTTAACAATTAGTGATACTAGTTGGTTAAGAATTGGTACTGCAATTAAAGTTAGCGGAACATTATTAAGTCCGCCAGCATCAGTAGGAGGAAATGGTTTTGAAGTAGGAACAACTTACTATGTAAACAAAATTATTTCAGGCACTAAATTTACAGTTGCAAAAACTAGAAACGATTCTACTGCGATGTCAATAGATGATGCATCTGGTTCAATGACTGTTATGCTTGACTACAACAGTGCAAAATGTGAAAGAGATATGAATAGAATACTTGACGCACTCAAGTATGACTTCCAATATCACGGTAACTACAAATCATTAATGGCTGCAAGATACTACGGTAACGCAGTACATGGTGTAAGAGATGGCGAAGACTTCTATTATGTAAGAAACGCTACTGGTGTTAGAAACCAAACTCTTGCAAACATGGCAGGTGATTTACTTGCTCCAAATGCATTAGGAACTTCAAGAGTTTCGGGTGGTGCTTATGTATCACTTGATCCAGGATATGGTCCAGATGATTTCTCAACATGGATTATTGAACGTTCACCATACGTACAAAACGTAACAACACTTGGTGCTGGTGCAATTGGTCAAAAGATTGATGGCGCACTACACAATGGTGGTAACGATTCGATTGTTAGTAACGACTTTACACAGGTTATATCCGATGGTATTGGTGCTTGGGTAACAAACAATGGTAGAGCAGAGCTTGTATCAGTGTTTACATATTACTCACACGTAGGTTACTTGTCAGAAAACGGTGGTAGAATTAGAGGTACAAACGGTAACAACTCATACGGTGACTTTGGTTCAGTAGCAGAAGGATTTGATAATACTGAAACTCCAAACACTGCTATTGTTGATAACAAATTCCAGTTTGAAGCTACAGTTGGTAGTGTACAAACTGATAATGCACAACAAGTTTACGCATTTGAATTTACTAATGCTGGTAACGAATATACTAACGCAACTTGGTTAATTTCAGGTGCTGGTACAGGCGCAACAGCAGAGACAGATGAGTATAGAGACGGTGGTGTACACGAAGTATTCCTACAAGATAATGTAGACGACAGTACTAATGCTCCAGAAGCAGACGGTAACTTCGGTGGATTTGGTTACATTACTAACTCAAACACTTGTCAGGCTGGTACTTCAACAAGCCTTACACTTGCTGCAACAGACTCAGAGATTAGCTCAGCATACGTTGGTATGAGAGTTAACATTACAGGCGGCGCTGGTGTTGGACAATACGGTATTATTGCATCATATAACAGTGGTACTAAAATTGCAGCAGTTACTAAAGAGTCAACAGGTGCATCAGGATTTGATCACATTGTAGCAGGTACAACAATTGTTGCTCCAGATGCTTCATCAACATATACAGTTGAACCAAGAGCGGTATTTAGTGCTCCAACTGATAGTTCAGAAGGTGTAACACTTCCTACAAGTGGTGCATGGCAAGATGTATTATGGGGTGCAAGAACAGGAGTTTACTTACCAAGTTCAACATACAATAACAGTGGTGGTTCAAGTGCTAGTTTCCAAGTTATTAAAAACGGCGGAAAATACATTACAACACTTGTAAGTGGCGGAACAGGATATACACGTTACGATACATTTACTATTGCTGGTAACAATGTTGGAGGCGCAGCAACCACAAATGATATTACAGTAACAGTTGTATCAGTAGACACTAACGGTGTAATTTTAGAAATTGAAACAGAAGGTTCAGCACAAGAAGGTGCATGGGTAGCTGTTAAATCAAGTGCAGCAGCAGGTGCTTATAGTACTGATGGTAAAACTTGGACAGCAAACGTTATGCCAAATGCTAACTGGACATCTATAGCACACGGATTGATTGACGATGGATCAACTGTAGCATTACAAAGTAGATATGTTGCAGTAGCAACAGGAACTGCAACAGCAGCATACTCCGATGACGGTATTACATGGGTAACTTCTACTATGCCATCAAGCGGAACATGGACTGATGTTACATACGGTGAAGGCAAGTTTGTTGCAGTACAAGCAGGATCAGCTACAGTTGCTATTTCACTAGATGGAGTTGAGTGGGATATTACAGGAACACTTAACAACACTGGACATACAAGAATTGAATATGGTAAAGGATTGTTTGTTGCAATTAAACCAAGCTCAACAGTTGTTGAATACTCAACAGATGCAATAACTTGGACAGCAGCAGCACTTCCGGCTTCAAGAGCATGGACAGATGTTGCATGGGGTAATGGACACTTTGTTGCAGTAGCAAGTGATAACAACACAGGTGCTATGTCATTAGATGGCGCAACATGGGTAGCGATGCCAATGGGTGCTCCAGACTCAACAGCAGTTTCAGGATTGCAAAGAGTTGAATACGGACAAGGACAGTTTGTTGCTACAGCATACATAGACGGATTAGACGGCTTTAATGATGTTGCTACATCGCAAGACGGATTTAACTGGACATGGAAATCACTAGAAGGTGTAACTGGAGACCAAGTAGGTGAAGGTTATATGGCATGTGGACATGGTGTATCAGGCAAAAAAGGTTATTGGGTAACAATTCCAGTTGTATCAGGAGCAATTGCTTCAAGATCAAGACTGGGTGTTACAGCAAAAGCTAGAACGTTTGTTGCGCAGAACAAGATCTTTTCAATTAGACTTATTGAACCAGGAGCAGGATATGATAGTGTTCCAACACTAACTATTACTGACCCAAGTGAGATTTACGCAGTACCGTTTATAGTTAGAATTGGTAACGGTGTGTTAGCGAACCCAACATTCATTAGTAGAGGAACTGGATATGTTTCAGCTTCCGCTGACTTAACAGGTGGTGATGGATTTGCTGACTTCTTCCAAAGTGGTTCGTTCATTGCTGTTAGACAACTTACAAATATTCCGGTAACAGGATCAAACGTTGTGTTTGGACATTTACCAAATGATACGTTTAAACTTGTTAACATTATAACACAACTAGGTACAAACCCAGGTGCTTATACATGTTTCTTACAAGTATCACCGGATATGAAAGTTATTAATGTTCCTGCACACGGTACTAGTGTAACAACTAGAATTAAGTACTCGCAGGTACGTTTAACAGGACATGACTTCCTAGATATTGGTACAGGTAACTTTACTGAAACTAATTATCCAGGGCTTCCAACACAAGATCCTATACAGGCTAACGAAACCAGGGAACGTAGCGGTGGTAGAGTATTCTACACAGCAACTGACCAAGATGGTAACTTTAGAGTTGGTGGATTGTTTAGTGTTGAACAGTCAACTGGTGTTGCAACATTGAATGCTGATGCATTTAACATTGCAGGACTACAAGAACTTACACTTGGTGAGGTTACGCTAGGTGGAGGATCTGCTTCAATTGAAGAATTTAGTACAGACCCATTCTTCACAGCAGATAGTGATAGTGTTGTACCAACACAAAGAGCTATTAAGGCTTACATCAGTTCACAAATTGGTGGCGGTGGTGCATCACTTAACGTAAATAGTGTTACAGCAGGTGCAATTTACATTGCTGGAACACAGATAACTACAACTACACAAGCGGCAATTAAGGTTAATGCTAACCTAAATTTCAAAGGTGGAGTTAGAGGACTTCCAATTGCATGGCAGTACTTCTTAAACTAGAAATAAATTATAAACGGAGAAAAATATAATGGCAACAGGAATTTTAGGGACAGCAGACCTTGCAGCGGCTACTGACACTACCCTATACACAGTACCTGCAGATCACTTTAGCGTAGTAACGGTAAATATCTGTAATAGGTCTTCAAGTGCTGCAACAGTAAGGATAGCAGTTAGTTCCTCTGGAACACCAGCAGACGCAGATTACATAGAGTATGACTCACAGGTAACTGCAAACGGTGTACTAGAAAGAACAGGTATAGTGCTTGACGCATCTAAGGTCGTTGTTGTTAGATCAAACGCAATTAACGTATCGGCTGTGTGCTTAGGTATTGAAACTTCAACAGCATAAGGAGAGATAAACATGGGAAGAATAGTAGGACAAGGACTTAACGATCAGCCACTGATTGCATCTGGCACTACTGCTCAACGCCCTCCTAGTGCTAACTCCGGCGCTTTATATTATAATACTTCTAAAAATATTCTAGAAGTTTATAACCATAACGCTGTACAATGGCACATAGTTGGAGAGTTACCGAGAGTAGTAATTACAGCGGCAACAGCAGCTCTGTCAAATACATTCTATATTGTTAATAGTGCAGGCGGACCAGTTACGGTAACATTACCAGGTTCTCCAGTAGAAGGTGATACAGTTAAGTTTCAAGATTACTCAGGAACATTTGGTACTAATAACTTAACAGTTGGTGCTAACGGTTTAAAAATTATGAGAGCTTCTGATAATATGACTGTAAGTACTAATGGAGCATCGTTTACATTAGAATATACTGACGCAGCAAGTGGTTGGTTAGTGGCATCAATTTAACAGGAGCATAGAATAAAATGGCATTTGATTATCAAACGTTAAAGAAAGTTACAGGGGCTGCAATTGTAGACGGAAGTCTAGCACAAGTAGACTTAGCGAACACAACTGTAACTTCTGGAAACATAGCCGCCGGAGCAGTTGGGTCTGACGAGATGGCTTCGGGTGCTGTAGATTTAGGAAGTGCTAAAGCAACAGGTGCTTTATCCGTTGCGCAAGGTGGTTTAGGTATTAACAGTGGTGGCGGAGCATATAGAGCTGTAAGAAGTAATGGCTCAGCACTAACTACTGACCAACATGGTATTGCAAGTATGAATGTTTATAC